GAAGATTTAGATCTGCTTCAGCGTACGCAAGTTCAGCCTCGCGACGAGCTCTTGAGTTTGGTGGCAGATCCTGCACCCTAGCGAGTGTCTCACGCGCTTTCTCAAGCTCGATTGCAGCACGGCGCTCTGAGATTGCAGCGTCTTCTGCGTCAAAGTTTAGTTGCTGAAGACTTTCGGCAGCTTCTTTTCTCGCCTCGGTGAGATCTCGCTCGGCTCTCTCTAGATTCTTGTCAGCGCGAGCAAGAGACTCTCTGTTTGACTCAAGAACACGAAGAAGCCTGTTCTCGGCTTGCTCGATTCTTTCGGCATTGTCTTTTGCAGCCTTACTTGGCTTCTTGAGCTCTTTGATCGCGTCGCCCATGCCGCTAAACGCCAGTTTAGCTGCCAGTGCACCCTGGCCTATTGCAGCGAATATTCCAGGAAGAACGATAAGAGCCGGAGCGGCCGCAAGAGCCGCGGAGGTGACTGCGAATAGTCCAGTGACAAGCGCTGAAATGCTGCTGATGACACCAGCGATAGCGGGCCCTAGAGCATACCCGGTGGTGACCATCTTAAAGAACGCGTCATTTGCTTGTAGAGCAGCTTGTCTGAACTTTGCAAACGCTCCACTCGTTCTGTTAAGATTTTTTCTTACTCCAGCCGAGAACTGGTTACCGGCACGATTTCCAATTCTACCAAAGTCCTTCGCGGAATCGTTAAGAGCGTCTTTGATCTGATTTTGGAAGCCAATTGTGATCGCATTTACGGTAATAAACGCAGAACCGACTACAGCCACGTGTCATCACCTCCTTCCATACGTGTCATGCAACATAACTATTCTAGCCCACTTGAGACTACCCTAGAGGCTCGTCTAGTGCCGCGCCGAATGGCAGTCTCGAGTTCTCATTGACACGGGTTGGCGGAATGTACGGCTTAGTCTCTCTCGAGCGCTGGAACGGATCTATTGGCGTGGGAATATCCTCTACCTCGAGATCCTCATCTAACGGCCCGCCGATTCCAGGAGATGCGGCAGTGCGCTTTGTAGTAGGCGCAGCGTATCTGTACTCTCTGTGGTATAACTGACTGTAGAGCATAGACCTAGACTTGTCTCGCGCTTCTGCCTGCTCTCCAGTCGTGATGTGAATGAAATCTTCCTCGAAGAAGAAGTGCAACACATCGAGCATATCGCTCATTGGGAGCTGCTTAAGATCTACGCCTAGAGTTATTGCTTTGCCGTTGACGTACGGCCAGAGATCTAACGCCCAGTGGGTTAAGCTTCTGGCCGCGACGTAGGGCGCTCAGAGTACGTCTCCATCAGCCATGTGACAATCTCCATAATCTGATCAATCTGAATCAGCTTATCTGGGTCCTTGCACATTTCATCAAAACGCTTGTACTCTTCTTCACCAGAAAGAACTGCCTTAAAAAAGTCGTCAATAACAGCAGCGTTTGCCGCAGGGTTGCTGTCGTCGCCGGTTCTAGAAGCAAGATCAATCATAACCTTGCCAGGAATACCGCGACGGCAGTTGAATGTTTCTCCATAGAGAGAAAACTGAACTTCTTCAGCATCTTCTTCAATAGTAGGTGAACCAAAGTCTTTAAACTTCGCCATTGTCATCTCCGTGTATGTGTCAGCACTTCATTCCTGTGCATGTCATTAATATTTTATCTTGTAGAGACGTTGAAGGTGCTCTACGTGATAGCTAGATACAGATTGTTTGATAGATACCTGTTTGCACGAGTACCTGGGTGATCTACGCGCTCAGTATGCACAATTGCGCCACCGCGACCGCGGAATCGCAATGTCTTACCGGGACTAGGAAGAATAACGTGCGGTCGTGTGCCCTCGTGATGCATATACGCGTAATTGAGATCAGATCCTACGAGCATCTGTTGCCCATACGCAGTTCTGTTGTGCTCTAGGTGAATTGACGCCTTAAGTGCTCCGGTCTTTACCCCCACCTGCGCTTGCGCGGCCACCTTAACCTTAAGAGCGCGACGCTCCAGATCTCGCCCTACAGCACCGCCGCGCGACTTTAAAAGCACGTCAAGTGCAGGGTAGTTCCAAACTATTGTAGTAGTCATTACGGGATAGCCAGAGTTAGCTGCATTGTAGTAAGTTGAAAGCCGCCCTGAGGTGGTGGAGTATCTACAGTTCCAATTACTCCAAGGCCGAAACCAGTTTCGTCCCACTGATCAAACAAGTCAATTGCCTGTAGTAGAACCCAGGCGTCAACTGCTGTGATCTTAGAGGCGTCTTGAATGTTTGCTGCTGTCGGCGGACGACCGTTCACTGAAACTATCGGTATTTCTCGTGCAACCGTGACAAGAACAACAGCAGTTCTAGGGACGTTGCACCTCTGCGGTGTAGACGCTTGATCCCCAGGCGGCCCAAGATACGCTTGAAGAAGTGTAACTGTCAACTGCTCGCAATCAATTGCTGTCTGGCCAACAGTGTAGTACCTTCTAGACGGTATCGGGACATTGTACGACTCAAACGTAGACACAGTTCTAGTAAGAACTCCATCAAGAAGAGTGACAATGTTTAGAGCGTCGCTAGACACACCAGAAATATCAACTATCGACATATCACGAGCCAATCGTGTACGTAGAAACGACGTTAGACGCAAGAGCGATTCTTAGATTTCCAGAAGTAACGTACACTGTTTCTTCTGCACCGCCACTTGTTCTTGTTGCGTATAGGTCCCACGAGCCGCTGTCAATCATTCCCAGCACTGATAGAGCGTCCTCGTACGTAACAGTTACAGTAAGCCTGTCGTCAGTTACCGACTCAGCAGTTCCAGCTACAGCAGTTTCCGCGACGTCTGATGCGACCCTGTCGTACGTAAATGTTGTAGACGTCGGGACGGTCTCAATGGTGTACGTGCCATCGAACGTTGAATCGATGCCTGAAACTACAACCTCAGTACCGACATAGAATCCGTGGTTCGACGATGTAGTTAGCGTAACAAGATTAGAAGAAAGCTCGGCAGTTGACACAGACACTGTTGTCGGCGTTGGGTCAGTAATAGTGGCTGCCCCTTCGAGCTCTAGCGACTCGGTCTCGGCGTAGCTTCTGATGTACACTTTAGTCGACCACCCGCCTGCGGCTAAGAACAGAGCGTTTAGCGAAGAAAGAGAGACGTCTGTGCTGCCTGAGCCGCTGCTTGCTGAGACGTCAATATCTGCAATGCCGCTCGGGTACTTCAATGGCTTGGGCGCATTGCGCCTAGCTCTTGGAACATCTGGCGTAAACACTCTTGCGCGGGCCCTGGCTCGATCCGGGTTAGACGCTCTTAAGAACAGGTCAACGGCGTATATGCCAGTTTTAAGTTCGTCGATAAAGTCTTGATTGTCAAGAATAGTGTAGGAAACACCCTGTCTTGATATAGAAGTTACACGCTCTGGAAGATCGCACGGGTCGCCAGCCCACAGTTTTGCGAACTCCATCGCAAGTGTTCTTGCGGCCATCTTACCAATGGTTGGCGGTTCTACTCCGTAGGAGTAAGTGACTTCAATGTTGCAAGGTGTCCACGCAACACCGTCTCGTGCTTGAAGTGTTGAGTGATCGACTAGATAGTATTTGTCTGGGCTGATTATAGTGCCCACTCTGTTTCTTACTGTGTGAATCTTAGTCACAGGCCGACCGCGAAGACGAATACGTGAAGACGGTGTAGTACCGTCTGAGGTCATGTCTTCATAAAAGTCAATGTCGTCTGAGTAGTAATTGTACATGTCGCCTTCGATAAGAGCAGCCTCAATGTTTCTGTAGCTTGGCCCAAATCTAAACGACCGACCCGCGCAAATGTAGCGCTCAGTTACCGTAGTCGTCCCGCTATACTTTCTTCCAGACAACGCCCAGAGAAGATTAGAAGCCGATTTCGCCGCTTCGTATGAAAACTCAGTCTCAGCGTAGTCGCCAAGTTCTTCTGGCGTAACCCATAAATTTGGCATCGTTCTCTACCTCTTTTGCAGCAAATGCAGACGGCGCGTCCTATGTATTCTATACACAGAACGCGCCGCCTACCAGGTAGTTTAGACTCAGGCTACTGGGTCCTCTGTTGAAGCAATGATGAAGTCGATGTCCTCATCGGCGTTGTAGTCCGTGGCTCCAGGTACGTTGTACTCAGTGGTTGAACCCTGAGAAGTAAAGTCACTGACCGCGCGGCTGTTCTTCGCGACGTCGGCTGTGCCACTGTCAGCAGTAGACGCGATATCGGACGCAGTCTTAGCGTACGTAAACGTTGTTGTCGATGGGACATCGACGATTGTAAACGTGCCGTTAAGATCTGTGTTCGTGAGACCAGCAACAACAACTGTGTCGCCAGCGGCAAAGTTATGAGCCGCCGCTGTAGTGATTGTCGCGACGTTCGACGTGAGCTCGACATTATTGACTGTCGCGCTGAGATCGCCGTGCCATGTGTAGAAGCCCTTGCGGCCAGTCGGCGCCCAGTCTGAACGAGCGTAGGCGTACGGACGCTCTGTCGCAGTTGCGAACTCCCAGCGGTCGTCGAGGCCGTCGCCGAACGCTGAGTTACCGAGACCATAGCCCTCAAACGTTGTCGCGATCATGCCGTTTTCGATGACGCGATCGCCAGAGAGGCGAAGTCGACAGTATGGGAACACCCAATGGAAGTACGGGTTGGTCGCAGCGCGCTTGCCGTCGGCAACCGCGAATGACCAACACTCGATCGCAACACCGAGACCGGAGGGATCGTCACCAACACCAGGAGACGCCCAGCCGATGCTCTTACGGTCGGGGCTAACAAACGTGCCGTAGTTCTTGCGAAGAAGAAGGCCGCTTGACATGAGCTGAGTCAGCTCTGGGTCTGGCTCACAGATCGCTAGCTCCATGGTGACTCTCTTCAGAGTGTCTGGGGCCTGATATGAAACGCAGATGGTGCCGTCAGCGGACTTTTCAGTGATCTCATCGCCAGCCTCGTACTCAGGCGTAAACGACAAGCGCATAAACGCTGACGTGGTGTAGCTATCACCATCGTTGTTTAGAAGGTTACCGGCGGCATCAAGACGCGTCACGCGAATTGACACACCCTGGATGCTCGCGGCGTAGTCTTGGGTCGCCATTTCTGTTTATCTCCTTCAGTGAGGCGGTGTTCTAGTTCCTATTTTAGACGGTCAAATCGACCTTGACTGTGTAGTGTATCGCTGGATCGAAGTAGACCGCTGCTGGGCGCAGGGCCTTGATTAGCATGTCATTTTGGTTTCCAGACACGTTATATCCCTGAGCTAATGTCTCATTGACAACTTCTGGCTTACCAAGATGAACGTCTACACAGCCAGTGGCGAAAATCCACTTCGTAGTTGTTGATCCGACCATTTGTGCAAGCCCTGATGCAGACGTAGAGGTTACGTTCGCCGCTGTCTTAGCGTAAGTGAACGTGGTAGACGTGGGGGTACCGGTCACGGTGAACGTCCCATTGAATGTTGAATCAACACCAGAAACACTTACAGTGTCGCCGGTAGTCAAATTGTGGGTAGCAGATGTTGTCAATGTGGCAACGTTGCTAGTAAGAGCTTTGTTAGTGACTGCCACAAATGGACCGTCACCAGTGTAGCCAGAGCCAACAATCACTGGAGTTCCGTTAACTGTCTCCAAGTGCTCTCGACCGTCGGAGTTCTTAACTCTAATAAGCGGCCCGTCGGACACTGCCTGAATTGCAACATCTCTAGATACGTGAATCACTCCCTGCTCCCCAGCAGGCGATCCTGCCATGGCGCCCTCAAGAATAGCAATCGCGCGCCAGGCTGAGACTGGTGTCGAAGCCGATGACCCAGCAGCAAGAGTGTACTCGCCGGCTTCTGTCAGATATTGACTAGTAGTCGAATCACTTCTTACTACGTAGCCATTCCATAGCTCTCGCTCAACAGCTTTCTGTGTAGCTGCCTCGAGCTGCTTGACAACTAACGCCATTCGATCTTCACCAGTAAGACCAAATGTAGATCTTGAGTCTTCTACTTCGATGAAGAATGGCTTGACTTCAACATACTGCGCCAGCCCAGTGCCGTTGAAAATCTCGTGCGCTGACGTGCCGGTGTCCTCGAGAAGGCGAACGGTCGGCTCAGAATCGTATTCGAAAGAGAATCCACGAATCCAGCGCTCGTCGTACGCCCTTGCGGTGTGAGACATCACACGGGCGACGCTGAGAATACCAAAGACAGATGGCTTTAACTCCGATGCAGGGTATACACCGCGAAATGCCATTTTATTCTCCTTTGGTCCTCAACGCCGCCCGTGGATGTACTACTTATTTCTTGTGACTATTACTGGGATCAGTACTCGATCGCAGCAGCCGCGGCGCCGCCAGTCGTGTCACGGAGGGCCGCAGCCACACCGTTGACCGAGATGGTGGATGTCACGACGAGCGACTCAATACCAACCTTAGCAACACCCTCGAAGGTCTCAACGAACATCTTGTAGTCGTTGGTGCCAACCAGTGTAGAGTCACGGATGATTCCGAGGTCCAGCGTGCCGCCGTCGAGGAACAGGAACGTTCCCTCGGCGAACAAGTACCAGGTGAAGGTGTCGCCGAACTCGTTCAGCGCGCCTGCGCTCTGGGCGCCAGCAACGTTGAGGTCATGTGAGTACGTGACGTTGACGTTGCGAGCCGCGAGGTAGCCGTCGATCTCACCGGCAGCCGCCATGGTGTCGTCACCAGGCATCGCAAGTGTGAGGTCGGCAACCATAGCGTCCTTGATCCAGTGAGGAGCAACGACGCGGAGCTGCGCGCTTGAGTCGAGACGGTGACGGCTGCGGTATAGAGCCGCGGCGCGACCGACCTGAACTAGGAAGTCACGAGCCACGCCGATGAGGCTGGTGGACGTGACCGCTGTTGAACCGCTGGTGAGCTTACCGAGCAGGTACTGCTCAGCCTCACGGGCGTGCTGAATCAGAGCGAGCTCGTTGTGACGAGCGACGAGCTCTGGGTACGCACGTGTCATGAGATTGCCGAACTGGAGCTGCAGGGTCACAGCGTCGGTAGCGACGGTGGTCTCTGTAGCCGCAGTGACGGTGAGGCTGTCCTTAGTGGAGGAAGCCGCGATGTCATCAGCGTTTGTCCAGACACCGACAGCGTTCGCGTGATCAGCGAGCACCGGCGGGACGATGTAGCGAATGCCGCCACGATCGGCCTGGAAACGAGGCAGCGAGTCACGGACCGGACGATCGCCAACACCGAATCCGAAGATGTCGTACTTGACCTCGAACGGGGTGCTGTGACCACCAGAAGCGACGAGAGCCTCTGGGCCGGACACTTCCTTGATCTTCGTGATGTTGCTGTCAACGTCCTGACCGAGCACGCGGGACTCCGGGTACTTGGTTGTGAATGAAGCAACGATGTGCTGCTCGCCGTCGCCACCCTTAACACGGCGAAGACCGTGCAGACGGGAGACGAACGCCTCAGCGACCTCGTTGACGTTGCTAAGTGTCGCGCCGGCCGTGTAGCCAGGGATGTCAGCGCCAGCGGTGATCACCACTGGAGCCGCAGCCTCGGTCTGTACGGGACGACGGTCTTCTGGAGCCTGGACTTCGACATCCATGCCCTCATCTGCGGCGGCAGTCATTGGTGCCTCCTGACCTTCCTGCTCTTCCTGAGCGATTTCAATGTTTTCTGATTGGAGTTCAGCAGCTGTCTCGGTCTCCTCAACAGCAACTTCTTCAGTCTGGAGTTCAGCAGCTGTCTCGGTCTCCTCAACAGCAACTTCTTCAGTCTGGAGTTCAGCCTCGGGCGCCTCTTCAGCAACCTCTTCCTCAACGGCAAGCTCGGCCTCTGGCTCAACCTCAGCGGCAGCTTCGTCAGGGGCCGCAGCCTCTTCCTCAGCGTCTTCCTCTGGGTCGCCAGCGGCAACTACCGCCTCGTCAGAAGCAGCCTCTTCGGCAGCCTCGGCAACTTGTTCATCTTGTGTGGTCGAAAGCTCAGCCTCTACCTCAGTGTCAGTTGAAGCGACAGACATTGACTTCTCCTCTTCTTTCTCTTCCTCAG